AGCATCAAAGAGAGTTAATCTGGCAACAGGATCAAGCAAAGGAGCTATTATGATTGTTATAGTGGCGCTGGTTATATGGTTGCTCCGCGAGGAAGAGCAACAAACGAGCGTTGTCAACAAAAGGCCCGGTGCTCTATGCACAGAACATCTCACTAGAGCACGAGTGCGTCCTGGAGCATTCCTAACTCCAAAGACCTTCCCGTCAAACTGCAACCCATCTGCCCCGTACCTACCAGTCGGCCCCTATTGCCAGACATACCATGTCTTCAAGTTTGGGAGCTGTGGGCACAACGTCCTTAGAGCCATGTGCCACAGAATGGGAGGCATCCCCTCCGGGATTAAGGCACAATTTGAGGAAGGGGAGAGCACAACCGATGGTTGGCTCCGTGTAACTGCTGAAATTGATGAGAACATCGCACGGGCTTTTCCAACTACGCACCAGGAAATAATAGACGCGTATACCCACAATCATCAGCCCTTGATCACGCACGTAGAGTGGCTTAAACGTTTCCCAGAGGCTAAGGCACGAAACATGCATAGAATGTGGTTCGCAACGTACGAGATCCCGACGTCCTACGACTGTTTCGTTAAATCAGAAAAGAGCGTTATGCATATCAGGGAGTTTGACAAACTCGGGTTCGCGGGACATAAGGTACTTCACTCCGATGCACACACTCTAGGCCCCCTGACAACTAAGTTGGACCCTAGAGGGATATCTGTGCCTCATGAGGCACTGCGCGTTGAAGGAGGACCATGGTGCAACTATCTTAACATGTCGTTGCGCAACTGATTCTAGACACGTTTTTTCTACAACCCGGGCCACACACCAGCGCAATTGTCCAACTGGTTCAGTGCAGCCACCTACGGTGTTGAACTTGGAGCGTGGCCATATGCTATCGCAGTGCAGGGTGATGATATTCTCATTATAATCAAGAGAGGGGGAGTGGTAGAGTATGTATCCATAGACCTTAGCAGATATGACATGACACAACGCCCCGCCCACTTTATGGAAACCTGGGACCTCGTTGATGCTCTGGGACTGACAGAAAATATGCCAGACGGTTTGAGAGATCGATTTCTAGAACAGCAGGGGTGTCTTGGACACCTCAAGCGTTATAACTC